TCCAAATCTTCTGCTCATACCACTCTTTAGAACTTACAATGTCATCAATAGTGCTATATAGTGCTTCTTTGTACATTGAGTCGTTTTCTTCTATGATTTCAATGCCTTCGGTATCATATAAGCCTATCGGTCTGACAAAGTTCTTTGAGAAGTTAGTGTATTTCCCATAGTATTGATTTAAACAGATGCGAATTACAAAGCCCTCCCAATAACCGCTATTGTACTTTTCTTCTATCCATTCGTCCGTCTTTTCGCATAAGATAACAAATAGTTCTTGGTATAGGTCGCTTGAAAGTTCACCTGCAATCTTTATGCAGAACTCACGCAGCCAGGTAGACTGCGTTAGCTCCGATATTATTTGATGCTTTTTGATATGACAAAGTTATTTTCAATTTGACCAAAGTTATCAATATTGTTTCCACACTATCTTAGTTGTAAGTGATTCGTCAACTGAAACTAACTCCCATCCTAACTTTGTGTACTTTCTCCAATAGTATATTACTTCCTCTTCGTTGTTAAGACAAATGTGGAGATATTCTCGTGACCTCTTCAATGTAATTGTTAGGAATCGCATTTAGTCGTGATTTAATTCTGTTGTGCATTGCAGTTTCAAATTTCATGTTGATGTCTAAATAGTCTCCTATCATATCTCTTCCGTGAATTACTGTGCTATGGTCACGGTTTAAATATAGCCCGATTTTCTTTAGAGACTGATTTAGTTCATTGTATGCGAAGAAACAAAACATGGCTCTTGCAATTACATACTCACGTTTTCTTGACCGAGAGAAAAAGTCTTTAGGGATGACGTTTGATTCCTGACAAACTATTCTTAGAAGTTCATCAAAGTTCTTGTCTACCTTTTTTGTTTTCTGCTCAGGCTTTAAGATCATTTGTCTTAACTCTTGGATTTCTCTCTTAGCACTTTCAAGTTTGTTCTCATAGGTGTTTTTTAAACGAGTGTGTGCTGCTTTTAATTTGATGTATTCGTATTCGTAGTTCATAGTAGTTTTAATTGTTGTTTATGTTCTTGCAAACGCTTCATCATTGCGTTAAAATAGTCTGTGTCGAGTTCGCAACCCGTTAAATCAAATCCCAAATCGTGACACGCTATTGCTATACTTCCGCTTCCTAAATGTGTATCGAGTATTTTATCGCCTTGTTTTGCGTAGTTGGTTAAAAGCCATTTGTAAAGGGCAACGGGTTTTTGAGTTGGGTGTATTTTATTTGTGTGATTATGTTGGTGTATTGAAAAATCAAAAATTTTAGCAGGTTTTTTTAAATCCATACTTACCCATGCGTATTCTGCACTTGCAAAATTATCAACAGTTTGTTTTTTATTCCAAATACAAAAATATTCGCTTGGTGGCATTACAAAATTATTTGCACCCCATACTATTTGATTTTTAGAAACCCTAAACAAGCCTTTCCAATATTCATTACTTGGTTTTACATCCCACTTTAAACCATTTTTTGCTTTTTCCGACTTGTCAAATCTCAAAGAACCTTTTTTAAACCGTTCAATCCCATACGGTGGGTCTACAATAGCAAGGTCAAAGTATTTATCTGGATACCTTCCCATTAATTGCATGTTGTCTTCGTTTGTTAGTTTCATAGTATTTCTTTATATCGTGTGTATCTTCCTTCAAATGACATCGGTACAGATACGCATTGCCCATGTCTATTCTTGCCTATAATTAACTCAGCATCCATTTCAACCTCAGGTTTATCATCTGAGTAATACGCTGGTCTAAATGGGAATAAAACAATATCGGCATCCTGTTCAATCTGACCGCTTTCTCTTAAGTCTGAAAGCATTGGTTTTTTCTCAGCTCGTTTTTCTGTTTCTCTTGAAAGTTGTGCAAGTGCTATTATTGTAATTCCTAACTCTTTTGCTAAAAGTTTAAGCGTTCTGCTAATGTGTGCAATCTCTTGCTCTCTTATTTTCTGATGACTTTTAATTAACTGCATATAATCAATGAAAACTATATCAAGACCATGTTTAGCCTTATGTAGTTTTATCTTCGCTACAATGTCGTTAATATCACTATTGCTGCCATCGTCAAGAAAGAAATCCATGTTCATTCCGTAAAGTTGTTCTGTGATTTGTTTTAAATCAGTTTCGGTCAACCTTGCACTTCTTATTTTGTAGTTTTCTACATTCGCAATAAACGAAAGATATCTTTTTGCAAGTTCTTCTTTTGACATCTCCAAAGAAATAAATAGAACTTTTGCAAGTCTACACGAGTCAATGGCAAGTGAAAGAGCTATTGCAGTTTTTCCGCTTCCAGGCCTACCTGCTATTACAACCATGTTGCCTTTATTCCAACCTCCTATATATTTGTCAAGGTACTTCCATCCTGTGCTTATGCCTGTCATGTTTGTTCCTCTTTGAACTGCCTCGTATAAAGTGTCAATAACTGTACCTGCAACTGAAGAAATTACTTTTGCTTTCTGCCCAACACTTACGGTGTTCTCTTGCAACATCAAATTGATTTCGCTTATTATTTCGTTTAGATCACGGTCATAATTAAAATAAGCCATCTTAGATTGAATGTTGTTTTTCTTGTAAGCAATTTCAATCTGAAGAATCTCTTTTTCTATATTGACATTTGTCGTTACATAGTTTTGCATTGTTGCAATCTCTCTGATGTGTTCTCGATGTCGTATGCCAATGGATGATAAACTTACAGGTTCATTACTCATGTAAAACTCTTGCATTGTAGTTACAACGTCTTTTCTAAATGAGCTAAACCATAAAGGGTTTAATTTCATTATAAAGTTGTGTGCATCAGGATAAAGAAACATTTGTCCTATTATGCTATTTTCTATTTCAATCATCTAAAGTTGCTCTTTTATGTGTTATCGTTGGTGTTTGCAAAGTTATCTTTTTTGGTGGATAAATACCGCTGTAATTATTTGCTATGCTATACTCTACAGCCTTTGTAAAATCTAAAGGATTCGGGTAGTCTTTAACTATTGATTTCTTTAATGCTTCAAGTCCAGTAGGTTTATATGTTTGCTTTTTCTCTTTCTTGTACTGCAACCATAAATTCAAACTCTCTTTGTATTCTTTTACATTATCATTATCATTATCATTTACATTAGCTTTTACTTTGCTTTCGTTTAGGTTATGTTTAGGTTCTATTTTGGTTTCAGTTAGGTTTTCTTTTGCTTTCTTTGGTCTACCTCCTTTATTGCCATTTGCATACTTACGCAAATTTGCATCTAATTGAGGTTTAATAAGTTTAAAGATTGTAGATGGCAAACCACTTAAATCAATTTGATTCTGGTTTAATCCGTACTCAAAAACTGCTTCCCAAACTTTCGCTTGGTGTAGTGGCTCAAGCTCTTTGATAGCATCATAGAACGAGCGATAAATTATCATTGACTCTCTCATAAATAAAAAATGCCCATAGAAAATAGATGTGAGAGAGACATCTATTAACTACAGGCAAATATCTTTTAACTTAACCATCTCTCTCATGGTTGTGTTTTTAATATTTAAAAGAGAGGCAGCAGGTGTTGTTACTACCCCTCTGATTTGGTGTATGCAAATATAAACTAAATTTCGGGATTTTCCAACTGAATAAATCCAGTATGTCGATTACTTCCCATTTCTTTTAAAAATTGCACTTCTACTTTTGCGGAGTTAATGATTACCTGTGCAACCTCGCTGATTGCTCTTGCCTTCTCTATTTCCATGTCTCCGTCTTTAAGCATTTCAATAGTTTCAAATAGATGGTGTCTCAGGTCTTGAATTTTGTCTTTTGCCATGTTCTGTTATTAATTTAGTTATGTTCTTTTTTAAATGTATTACTTCCTGTAGTTCTTCAGGTAAATGTACCCAGTGATTGCGTTGCATATGTTCCTGACGTGAAATTAGTTTTAGATTTGAGATATGCAAGTTCTTTGGATTTCGGTCTAAAAATATAACTACTTCGTAAGGATCTAATTTAATGCCGTGATGCTCTTCATATATAATCCTATGTTTAGCCCTATACTTTCCATTGTGCTTTATTTCAATATAACCGTCTTTGCTTATCCTTTCTGTTCCTTCAGGTTTCCAATTATGAGGCTTGTGACCTTTTGGAAACTGAGTTTCTTTGCCACCTATTTGCATGCCTTTTTTACCTTTGTTCCAGCTTGTCATACCCTTTTTAAATTGAGTAGGTACGTTTGGCTTTACATTGTAGCAATGGGCTTTTTTATACTCTTCTGAACGTGCTATATTGTAACGCTGAGCAGCACAGTAAACAACGTGTCTTTTTGTTCCAAAGAATTGACAAATTTCGTCAATGTGAGTAGCAACATATAACTCTCTGAGTTTATCAATTTTCTCTGGTGTCCACCGAAATCTCATCTCTTCATATCAATTATATGTTTTACTCCGCTTAGAGAGATTCCCATTTTTTCAGAAATCTCTCTGTAGCTCATTCTAAAATCATATCTCAGAATCAAAACTGACCATTGCTTAGGAGTAAATCCTTTAAGTTGTAGTTTCATAGCCTAAATCTTGTTTAACCTTGTCTTGTTCTTCTAAGCGTTTCTGATAGCGTTCACCTCTGAGATGAGGGTAGTGCATTTGCAGTTTACGTCTGATTCTTGAAATGGTTGAAGCATTGGTCACTTTGCTCTGATAAAGCATATTGAAAAACTCATACGTCTTGTAAGCGTAGTTACCATTGTCGTTCATTTCCATTTTCCAAAACTCTACCAGCAAAACATTGTCGTTGTCTCTTGCTTCCATGTGGTTCAGTAAAACCGATGCCACTCTTTGTTCAATTAGTTTATTCATAGTGCTAAATTATGTGAATACCAAGCTATATCAAAAGCCATTGTAGGTGTTACTGGTTCTTTTAAATATATAACCCAAAATTGACCTGAGCCATCAAAAGCGAAATCAGGATCGTTAAAACGTGCGTAGTCAATGTTACCATACAGTAAATGGCTTTTCATTACTGCGTTGTACTGTTTTGTGCTTAATAGTAAGTGTTTCATGATAATTTAGTTTTACCTCTGTACATTGTTTTTCTAACTTTAGCCTGGTGCTTCATTACCTCGTTAAAGTGAGCAGGATTAACGTATGGTCTTTCCTGCTCTTGAAATGGCTCAGCTTCTTTTTGCTCTTGGTTAAATTCTTGTACCTTGATAGCAAGATACCATAGTAAGTAGGCTATTGCAAAGAATAGAATACATACGATTTGAAAATAGTGATGTTGTGTCATATTAGTATTGATAATAGGCTTGAGTGTAATTTACTTTGTTGAATGGAACGCTTTTGCGAACTTTAACAACTCCATCATTTAATGTTTGATAAGTAGACACAGGCATCCAAAACCCGCCACATTCTTTAAAACTGCGAATGTGAACAAATACTGCGTCATTTGATTTTTTAATTACCTTACACCCGTGAGTAATCACGCCATTGTAAGAAAGAATAAAGGTTGGTTCAACTGATGATTCACGCAACTCGCTGAACATTTTAGCCATTTCGTTAGTGATTTTAATGTATTTCATGTAGCAAAGATAAACCCATTTACCATATATGAAAAATATTTTTCCTTTTTGCAATTATTTTTGCAATATCTTACAATCTGATGACATTATTCAACAACTCAGCAGCAGCATTTAGCTTCTCATCTATCTCATCTTGGACTAAATGACGCTCTATTTCAGCAACGTGAATATGTTTGCCTTGTGGCATTCGTGGATCGTAACTAACAAAGTAGCCTTTATCTAAATCCGCTGCAATCATTCCGAGTTGCATTTGCCAATAGTACTCAGGGTGCAAAGCCTTTAAACTATCTGCATCGTAGATAGTAAAGTTTTTAAGGTGAATTGCTGAGTTATAGGGGCATTTAATTTCAAGAATAGCATCTTTACTCAAACCGTCAGGAGAATAGCCGCTATGGTCTCCGTATGGGATAAAAACATAGGTCTCGCCACCGTAGTAGGTAAACTCATCAAAAGTTATTCTTGCGAAATGGTTAAACGCATCGGGTTCGTATTGCTTACCCCATTCAAGAGCATCTCCGTAAATGGCTTTTCGTTGACCTGTGAGAATCTCTGCTGCTTTTTCGTATACAAATGTCTCAGCAGTTTTGCTTAGTGTGTCACCGCTGCGAGAACTTCCCATCAGCTTGTGAATCTCAGAGGCAGTGAAGCGAGATAATCTCGCTTCCTGCCAAAGTTCTTCCTGTTGTGTTATTGTAATTTCCATCCGTTTTCAATCATTCATTTAGTAGCGGTTAAAATAGCAATGTTATCTGAACTTACAATATACTTGTCAGTAACGTCAGAAATAGAACCGCCTTTTGCGATGTGATCAACTGCTTTCTTCCACAATGGGTGTTTAGGTGTCATCTCTTCTTTAACTGCTTTGACCTGGTAGCCTGTTGCAGTATTTCCGTCATCGTCCTCTTGGTTGAGATTAAAGATAGAAGCTAATGCGTAGCGTCTTGCGTAAGTAATGGCAGAGCCTTGTTGCTGAGGGTTGTTTAAGTCTTTCATTCGCAATACTTGTTCACTCTGCATCCATTCGCCACTCTCAGCGTGATAAACGGTAGTCACAAGACTATCCTCATTTGGATGTTGTGTAACCAGTAGACCGCATTCTATCATGATAGGGTTAATGACTTCAAGAATAGCCGATAGGTCAGCATACTTGCTTTTAAAATGTGGGTTGTTAGCAGATTTCTTAACTGCTGATACTTTTGTTTGAAAGCAAAACATTGCCTTCGTTAGGTTTGTTATTTTATCTGATGTTTTCATAGTGTCTCTTGAATAATTCGATATAGTTCGTGTTCTTTGATGTGTTCTAAGTCTACTCTGTAAGTTACCTCGTAAGGGCTGCTGTCTTCGTCTTTAGAAATAACCTCTTCAAATTTCTTAAAATAGTGTTCAATGATTGCGTCTTCTACTTCCATTCTATCGTAAGTAAAAGTGAAAGTGTCATCAAAGACTACTTGAACCTCTTTGTCATGTACATATACGTTTACTTCAACTTTCATCTTAAAACCTCCCTTATACCTTTTAACCCATCAAAGTGTTTGTTAACTTCTTGTAAAAGTTCGTTCATGGTGCATTTGTTGCTTGGATGTCTTAATTTTTCAATCATCCAAACAAGGTTAACAAGGTCTCCCTCTGAGTAAGTTGGTTGGCTTTCAGCAGTGCCGTTAACTTTTTCTTTAGAAAAGATACGTTTTAGTTTGAATATAAATTTTTTCATCTTGAAACCTCCTCCAATGCAGTTTTAATTACTAACATAGCCTTTGGATTGATAACGTCACCGTCAAGATACTTTCTAACGGTAGGCATAGACACGCCTGTTTGCTCGGATACTCGCTTCACGAGTCCGTGCTTTCTTTTTACTTTAATAAGATTTATTATTTCTTGTAGTTCCATGCAGCAAAGATAAAATAAATTTCCTTAATAGAAAAATATTTTTCTTTATTGACAGAACTATGACGTCAAAGAGTCTGCGATATATTTGCCTACTCTATCAGAAAGAGTCTGCAACATCTTGTCATTCAATGCAGGAGAAATGAACGGTCTTGCCTTTGTACCTTTACGATGAATCTTTCTTGCTATAACGTAAGCAAGGCTCTTAACCGATGCTGCTCTTGACTGATTTTTGGATGTGCGTGTTTGAATGCCTTTGTTAATTATCCATTGCTCAATAGATTTTTGTAGCGTTGGATTAGATGGCGTATTTGTTCTTGTCGGTGGTCTACCGTCTTCAACCCACTTGTAATAGTCAAGCATTTTAATCTGTAGACTATATCCTGTTTTCGTTGGTGAAATATCAGGCTCTATTTCAGAGTAAAGTCTGCGTGATGCAAGAGATTTATTTTTTTGAAGATTAGCACGAAATTTAGAAATAACTTCATTGCCCCAATTTTGGAGTATGCCTTGAATCCCTTTGTCTCCAGCAGGATTAAAGTCGCTAAACTTTTTCCCTATGTCGTCTAACGTTGCCACTGACGTTGTGCGTAAATATAGAAGTCTTGTAATCTATTTATCCAACCTTTTCCGAAGTCTTTGAATGAAGTCAGGCTTTGTAAAAAGTGAACACGCCAAGAGTAGCAAGATTCAAACACCCATTTCTCACCACGACGCTCAATAAGGCTATTTAAGGCACTAATTGTGAATTGCCCTATCTTACCATCAACTTTCAAATTAAAGCCGTGAGAATTGAGAAAACGCTGCAATTGACGTGATGCTCCGCCTATGCCTGAACCCCAAGCAAAGTCTGCCCAAAATTCAGCTATAATCTGAGATTCTATTTTAGTGCAATTTAAACCATCCCAATATCTCTGATACACTTGAATCCATTTGTCTTTGGGCATCTTGTAAAAAGATTCTATTGACTCGTTGTTAGAGCCAAAAATACCCTTCCAAACCATCCAAGTGATTCCTTTGTTCGTGTGATATCCGCTACCGTCAGGAACTGGGTGACGTGCTGCCGTGTCCGCTTTGTGCTTTGATAGACCACCTTCCCACTTTAGGATATAGTCGATGTTAGAGAGTTCTATTCTTGCCATTGATTTCAATAAGTTTGTTGAGATACCATTGTGCTTTGAGCAAATCTTCTTGTCCATTTTTACGAGTATACCGCATAAGATACTTAATGCAGTTACCGTGTACATAACCTTTAAATGCTTCATTTGTCATTGCTGATTCGATAGCATCTATAGCCTCTACTTTACCCTGATAGTGTGCAGGTTTGTTAACTACGTCCATAGTGCTTCAAATTCATTTAACGGCAAATCTATTAAAAAAGTGTGACCACCTGTGCAATAAACTTGTGTAAGTTCATAAAACTCTGATGCGGCAATGACGTGATTTAGGTTTAACCAGCCCTCTTCAATTATTTCTACTCCATCTGCATCCATATCTAAGCCTAATTTTTGATAGATTGGATCAATTTGGTCGTCTTGAAAAACAAAGTTTACTTTAATTCTCATAGTGTTTTATAAGTGAAAGCGTTTATTTTAACGAGTTCTTGTCCTTCTTTTTTGGTTCTTTGCGGATGTAATTCTAACCACCTACCGCCTGTAGGCTTAGGAGATGCTCCACGTTCAACGTGCCAACCGCCTTTGCCCTGATTATATTCTTCTTTATAAGTTGCAGTTCTTATCATTAAAATATCTCGTAATTCAACATTCAAATGAGAGGTGATTCGTTCAACGGTGTACGTAAGTTCGTGGTCTTCGTGTACGTGTCCCATCCAAATCATGTCTGCACCTTCAACGTAAGTAGACATTCTGTTAAATTGGATTGTTCCTTTAGTAACTGCTCCACCGCCACCGAAGCCGTGCATATACTTTATCTTGTAGTTTACTTGTGTTCCGTGCCTTATAAAATTATATACTATCCAACCACCGTAACCGCCTACTTCTATATTTGTTCCGTTTTTAGAATTTAGACCAAAAACAAATCTATCAATTACGTCTGTTTCTTGACGTTTAAGAATGTTGGTTTCATGGTTTCCGTAACCTACAACTTTAATCAAATGAGCATAAGGGCTAAACCACTCAATAGCATCGTTTACAACGGCATCTAAATAGTTTGCTTTGTTGTGTTCAGGTCTTATGTCGTTTTTGTTTTTGCGAGGATCGTAAGCACCTTGCATTAAACAAAAAGTGTCTCCATTAAATAAGATGTCTGCCTCTAACTCTTTTGCTTGGTCAAGATGACGTTTAAGCATTTGACGGTCACATTTGGGATTATCCCAATGGATGTCAGAGATGAGTAGTACTTTTTTAGGTTTAAATTCTGCATCGAAACGGTGTACATTGTTCTTCATAGTAATATAGACAAAATCAAAACAGACCAACTTATAATACAAAAATCTCTGTACCTATTGCGTTGACCTTTTATTTCAAAGTTATCGTTCTTTAATTTAATGATTTGACTGTGCTGCTCTTGAATTGTTGCACTATCTAAACTCGCCAAAACTATATATTTTTCCTGTTTTTGGCGGCATTTGTGCAACTCCAATAGACGCAAGTTAATTTCTTTTATCGTGCTGTCGGAGAATTGAGAGAATGCTCTCTGTGGACTTAGGAGAAGTAATGCTATCAGCAAACACTTTGTAAATACTGTCGTGCTTTTTTTCAATCTCATATATTTCTCTGATAATTATTAGCCTACTTGTATCAGGTTGGGATATCACAGTAGGATTCGAGATAGGGCGTGTTAACACTAACACTAATAGAGTGACCAGCCACAACGTCAGTTGAGCTATCAAAGAAAGGTTCTGCTGCTGCATTTACAATAAGTTCAAAATCTGTTTCCGTCACGTTTCTTCGCAAAAGTGTGACAATGTCTAAAATAATTCCTGCACTATCACTAAGCACCTCGATAGTATTAGAGCTACTTTCAAAGGCTCTATCCATTACCATAAGTTCAAAGTTATAAGTCACTAATCTTGTTTCTGTATTGAATTGAAAACCGTTAGGAACTAACCAAACGAGAGGATAGTATTTAACCTCATCTACTGCAAAATCAAAGTCAGCCCCTACTGCGAACTTTCCCACCATTTTGTGGGATTCTGCCTGAGTCTGAATTTTTTTGATAATCTGATTTAACGTCATAAAGTTTGATTAGTTTCTGTTCGTTTTTGAGCCGCCATTTATTCTTCTGGGAAGTCATAGTTACTAAAGCAATCATCATTGTTACCTGGTAAGTACATACCACCAAACAAAGCCGTGTTTTTTGGTTTGATGACATCAAAGCCACTACCAGGATTTAAATATTTAGGGTAAATCTGTGGGTACTCCTTCAAGAAGTTACGCAATCTCTCAGCATAGTACTCTGCCTTATCTCTGTATCTCTGCTCGATTAGAGTTAACTCCTGAGGTGTAATAGGTTGAGCAAATTCTGCTTGACGTGAGCTAACGGACTTGTTTAAGAATTTAAAAGTCATCGGAAGCATTGACTCTACTAAAGTGTAATACTTCAAACAGGGTGCAATATATGAATCTAAAAGAGTCGTGTTGTCAGCAGTTACGTTACCGTTAAAGGTTTGAACTTGCAGTTCGTCATATATACCGCTACCGATGATGTCACGAATATACACTTCTTGTGCCTCTTTTATAGCACTTTTTAAAAGTTTTGGATCTACATTCTCATTTATAGGACTATTATCCTGTAAATATGTTGTACTGATAAAATAGACAAAGTTAGCCATTGATTTTTCTTCTTAATAATTGTGATTTCCAAATGTGTCTGCAATAAGGCACGTGAATAGCAGGTGAAGAGCCTTTAACTGTCATCCAACCGCCTCTTCTTTCCCAAGCGTTGTAACCTACTCTTGATGAAATTGTGTCGATGTCTTCACGAGTGTACACACGATTTAAAGCGATTAAACTTCGGCAAAAATCTCTTGAAGTAGGTATGATTTCAGAGCCGCTTATTCCAGGTGCTTTTTCGTAAGTATAACGCACTAAAAGTTCTGTCCCTAACCCTGAGTCTACAAGCGTCTTAGTTCCTTGCTCTGTGACGTTTAAAATGTTATCTGCTGAGGTGATTAAGCCGTCATTGATTAATTTGGTTACTGCCTCCGCTACTTTATCAGCATCTTGCTTAATGTTGTTAGCAAGGTCTTGAAGTGTTAACTCTGTGTTTCCGTTCAAAAACTGCAGAATGATTAATTCAAGAGCAGAGGCAAAATCAAAAGGGACTTTTTCAAACTTAGTAGCTAACTCACCGAATTGCTCAAAAACTGCGAGGTCTTTGTCGTCATCCCAACCAAAAGGATTGTGTGAACATGAGGGGTGACTTGGGGGGTTACTTGAGGGGTAAGATGACATTGCAACAGTGTCGCTCATGCCTAACTCTCTTCTTGCTTCAGCTTGTGAGATAATGCCTTTCTCAAAAAGTTGGATGTAATCTAAACCGATTGGAGGCTTATTTTTAGTTTTTAAAGTTACAGGCGTAATAAACTTAAAAATAGAAGTTAACGCCCTATCCATTTGATTCTGACGTGGCTCAATGTAAGCCGTTTGGAAAGCCTCGTAAGATTCTATCAGTTCTGAACGCCCTCCGAGTTGCCCTTCTGTCTTAATTCCGAACAACATCGGAGATGTGACACGATGTGCCATCAAAATTTCTTGCTGCACAGTTTGGTTTAAAAGGTCAAACTGCTTGTCAAAGTCAGAGGGTGCTAAGTTATTGACGACAGATGGCGTTTCGTTTGGATCGTTAAATTGAATAATAATAGAACCTGCATTATCTGTTCCGCTAAAGTTTTCTTTAAATCTCTTAATAGTCTGACGCATCTCTTCAGGTGTTGGAACGCCTTTAAAGAGTTGTAAAAGAGTTTGAGCAGAGAAACCACTCTTTATACTATTTAAGTGAAAATTTGCAATCTCCGTGTCTATTTCGATGTATTTTAAAGCACTTTGATACGGTGCAGTTGGATATTCCCCTTGACCTGCTTTGTACATCTTAAAATAATACAACTGCTTGTTTTCACGGGTGATTGGATTCCATGAGTAGTAGTAAATCGGATCTAACTTTCTATCGCTCCAATCTTCAGCGTACCAATAGTGACCGTCAAGAGAAATGCGGACATTTTGAAACGGTAAGTGATAAATCTCAGCTATGGAGGTTTTCGCTTTGTTCCAAATAATTTCCAATGCGAATCCGTCAAAGAGTTCAAGGTCAGCAGCAATCTTTGCTTTAACGTCATCAAAGGACTCATAAGCGTTAATAGAAGCAAGTTTATCATTTGCGATTGTTAGTTGCTCTGTATTGTTTGCTATGACCTCTGTTTTGTCACCTGCTATGTATTGAGCCTTTTGTGATACCAACGCTCCATGCTTTGGAGAAGAGTTGTAAAGGTCAATTAACATCTGTGGGTACTTGTTATCCGTACCATAGGTAATATAGTTCTTCGCCTTATTTTCTTTGAAAACAGGTATCTTGCTTTCGGCAAAGTTTATTCTTGCAAATTCTGTCATCTTCCTTGTGCGTTATATGGTTTACTTGATTTGTGTTTATTCTTATGTTTGGTGTGCCGTCTAAGTTTTTTAGTTGGCTTTGCTTTAAATAAGTTAATCTGCTGCTTTGCCATCTTTTGAAAATAAAAGTAGTAAACCTCCACCAATAAATGCCGTAAACTCAGTTAATGTTGCTTTTTCAAACCACACAAGCAAAAAGCCTACGCCCATAACTCCCAAGCCTAAAGCAGTAGATTTCCAATTTTTAAATATACGATCAATCATTTGCGTAGTTTTTTAATGTAGTAAATAGCACCAAGTAAGCCTGTAACAATTGCGATTAAACCACCGATTGCTGAAATAATAGGATTCCATGTAGTTGCAATAGAGCTAAAAGCACCTACAAACGATGTTGTAGTTAAAGCGTTAGCTGTTGTATCAGTTAGTTTCATTGAATGGGTTAGGTGTTGGTTTAGGTATGTATTCGGCTTGTGGTAGGTCAAACAACCACATATATTCAGAATCTTTAAAGGTCTCTTTATCTTGCTCGTTTCCGAAAAAGAACCAAACATCGTTAATGTCTTGAACGCAGTTAATAAAGCAGTAAGGGTTTATAAACTTGCCTTGTACTTGTGCTGCTTGTTCTTCTATTAAAATATAGCCTATCATCTTGATAATGAGTTATTAAATGTTTGTAATGCAGTCCAGTAATTATCAACTTCAATTTGGCTTAATCCATCACCGATAAAACAAAAACTAAACTGTTTTGATGAAAACGCTGCAGCAGATCCAGAATTATTTCCTGCACCTAAGAAAATTGTTGTATTTGGATTTGTACCAACATTCTCATTCACAGTTGCGTCTATTGTAGAACTGCCTCTTTTATGTCTTGTATATGCAGTAGATGATGTTCTTGATGTAACAAATAAACCTACTGAACTTGTATTGCTACTTCCAGGAACAACACTAATACAATTTAAACCTGAATAAAACTGACCACCAGAGAATCGAGAATAAATAGTGGAAGAGTTTGCACCACTTGCAATCGTGCCGCTTCCCATGTCACAAATAATACCTGATTGATCGCTTCTTGAAATAAATCCCATTGATCCATTCGAGGTTGAAGACCAATTGCCTTGATTGTTAAACCCACTATCCATATACGCACTACTACCGTTTGGCGTTATACCCGTACTTGCAAAAGTCCAACCACTCGTAAAAGTACCCGTAAAACTACTACTTTTTAAGTTCTGAGCACACGCTGAGGCACTTGCTCCGACCATCGGATATATGGCTTTCATTTTAGTCCAAAGTGAATTGGCTTTTAATGCAAGTACCAAAGTATTAACCGCTGTTTTTTCAGTATTAGAAAGTGAACCACCAGCGGTTGCAACTCGGTCAAAAAACGCTTGTGCGTCAGTATCAAATCCCTGCACTATCTGACTTCCAACGATTCCGTGTGTACTTAAAATCATGCTACTATATCTCCAAATAAATAGGCTTCCGTACTACTTAAAAATATCAAAGTTGCACCGCTATATTGAACATTTAATTTAAGTTTACCACCATTGCTGCGAATAGTCATTCCGCTACCCGCTACGATTGTAGTTTGTCCTGCGCCATATTGCGCAAGTAAAATTTGAGTACCCGCAGAAAAAACTGATGCGGGAACGGTCAAGTTATTAGCACTACCTACGTTCATCTCAACTAACTTATCAGCATCAGACAAAACAAGTGTATAAGATGCCGTTTGGCGGTTTGTTGTGATTAGTTTTGCAGTCTTTGAATCTACTTGCGTCTGCACCGCACTCGTCACCCCACTCACATATCCTAATTCAGTAGATGTAACCGAAGAAACTGCAACCTTACCGATACTATCAGAAATTAATGCCCTTGAAGCCGTTAAATCTTCGGTATCAATAGTTGTCGCTGCCCCTGTGATGGTTGCTTGTTTGCCGTTAATTTGTGTTTGAATGTCGCTTGTTACACTACCTAAATATTGAAACTCCGTATTTGTAACGCTTCCATCCGCTATTTTGGTTGCATCAATTCCGCTTGGTAAATCAGTTGCCGTAAGGTCTGCCCCAGCAGTTACTAATCCTTTTGCATCGTAGGTTATTTTTGTTTTTGTCGCCCCTGTTATCGCTGCGTTTTCATCTACTTTCGCATCCAATTGCGTTTGAATTGCAGAGGTTACACCGTTTAAAGTCTGAAACTCAGTATTACTTACACTTCCGTCACCTAACTTCGCAGCGTCAATCCCTGTGCCTAATTTAGCATTTGACACAACACCGTTGTCAATAGTCCAAGTCGCTCCACTTGCAGACACGGTTATATCGCCTTTGTCTCCGTCAGATATTCCGCCGCCTCCAACTGTGATATTTCCACTTCCTAATAGAGATTCATTATTAATGGTCTTGATGTTAGTGCCGCTAACTAAAGTTGCTTGTTTAGCGTTTAAAGCTGATTGAGTCGCACTTGAAATAGGCTTGTCAGCATCAGCAGTATTATCTACGTTACCCAAACCAACATCACCTTTAACAAGAGTAACTGATCCTGTTTTAGAAGCAACACTTTGTACCGGTGCTTCACTTTTAATTTGAGCAATGCTTATTTTCTTTGTAGTAGATGCTGAGGTGTCAACGATAGGTAGAACGTCATCCGTTGCTATCGTAACTATGGCATCTAAGGCACTAATTTTTTTATCTGGCATTATAGTAAAATTTTTGAGTCATCTTCTTGAAGCAAGAAATCACCGCTTTCCAACAATAGGTAAGCGATTGTCTCAGGTGCTTCTATTTCGTATATTTTTTCGTTGAGTTCAACGGTGTATTCAGACCTTGTAACATCAAAGTCAACTTTAACAAGACCTTCTTCAACTAACTCGTTTGCAAGTTCAGGATTTGTGTTAACTGACGAAGTCTGAGCGTATATTCTATAAAGATACTCACCTGCATCGAGTGTAACGGTTGCACCTTCTGTAATTGCAAACTCGTTGTATCTTTCTTTGTAGCTTGAAATATCAGTTAAAAGAAAGTTATATTCTACGGCAGTTAAACGATGTTTAAGGCTAAACAAATAGTAAGGGTTAGAGATAGTGGTTTTCTCTGTTAAAGTCAAATACCAATTCTTACTCTCCGCCTTATTTATCTGTAGCATCTATTAGTAAATAACTTTTTTGTGAAATTGGCAAATAAAAAAGGGTGACCGAAGCCACCCCTTTGCATGAAACAAACTATGAAAACTTAAATCGAGAGAGCAGTTACAACAGAAGCCTGTAATTTGTAAGGACTTTCAGACTCAATAGCACTCAAAGTGAAATTGTAGCCGTAGTTGTCACCCATTGCAGTTCCTGTTTCAGCAGTCATAGCGGTGATGTCGCAACCGTATTCTCTCCCAACCAACCAGTAAGTACTATTGTTATCTTCTACAATACAGAAAACTCTGTTCTGAGAAAGAAGTTTCAATTCGTTACGTTTAGTTGTTGCAAGTTTTCTCAAACGAGCAACTACGTCTGTTTGATTGAATACAGTTCCGTTTTCCTGAGAGACGTTAGTAGTGGTAGTCATAGAACCCACACCCTTAGGCATTTCGTATGTGTATACGTTGCCTGAAGCAATGGTGGTTGCTGTAACCTCTCCACCACTTACGGTAAATCCTGTTGCTGCAAAGTTAATCAAATGGATGGCTTTAACACCTCCTACTGAATCTTTACAGTCTAATACAAATCCCGAAGTTAGAGAGCAGCTCATATTCTATGAAATTAAGCTAATTTAAACTGAACGATTTGATCAGGGAATGCAAACTGAACGCCATACTTCATAGTAGCACGGAAACGTACCTCGTCTGAGTCCTGTGAATACCAAAATCTGTATTCTTCTTGTTCATTTGCTAAGTCAGTACCTACAAAGAAGTTACTCAAACGACCTAAGAACATACGGTTTGTTCCGTTCAATCCACCTACAGCAACCATTTTCACGTTAGTTGCAGGAATCATGATTTCCATTCCGTCACTGTCAGCAGCGTAGTGGAATAAGTTGTTATTTCTAAGAGCAGTAGTGTACTTTTTGAAAGTGTCTATTCCAACCCACAAAACGATATCAGAAGCGTCAGAGATATCAGCAGGGATAACGTTGTAGATATTGTCTATCAAATCGTCTACGTTAGCAACAGTAATTGAAGTAGCAGAAGAAGTGTTACCAGAAACAGTTGAAGCAGAAGCAGCGTCAATCAACTTAATGAAACCGTCAAACTTGTTAGTGTTAGGGTTAGTGTTGGTTGTTGCTGTGTCACCTTGCCACATTGCGATTTCTAACAATTTAGCGATGTTGTTCGCTTTGTCTTGTCCGATTTGCTCTTCAAAAGGAACTGAGGTTGGAGAACCTGCAGCGATTTGAGTTTGCATCCACTTTGCTTCCAAAGTCTTAGGACACAAAGTCTCTTCAACTTTGATTTTACCTACAGTGATGTTACGCTGAGAGAAAGTAGTGTTACCTGAAGCAGTGTAACCGCAACCGTCAGTTTGAAAATAAACGTCAGAAGTAAGGATGTTCAAAGCCTCTGCAGACTTTACACCTACTTGAACTTGACCTGCTGCTTGTAAAATAGCTGCAGTTTTTGAACCAAACAAAGACTTAAGTACTAACTCTGTAGACTGCTCGTTGGTGTAATTTGCTAAGGCTGATACGTTAAATGCCATTTTTTTATTTATTTTTTAGGGTTTGTGCAATTTTCATGATGTTTGCGAACTGCTCCTCTTTCTTAGAAAGTTTTGCAGGTGCTTTTGTTGGTTCTTCAGATGGTAAATCTGCTACTTTTTCAACTAAATCAACGGTCTTGCTGAAGATGTCTTTCATTGAGTTGAATTTAGCCTCTTGCTCTACGTTCTTCTTTTCCATTGCTTCAAGACGTGCTACAACTTCATTGAACTTGTCTAACAAAGAATTGAAAGACTCAACGGTTGCAAACTCTTTAGCTTCAACTTCAACTTCAACTTCTTGTTCGATTTCTACGATTTCGGTAACAATGCCGCCTTCAGTAGTTACAAGCATACCGCCTTCAACTTCGTGAGTAGCGTCAGGAGCAGGAATAAGACCTTCGCCAGTTTGAACGAAGATAGCAGTACCTACCGCAAGTTCGCCTTCCCATTCAATGATCGTGCCATCTACTAATGTGGCAGTTTCCATCTTCACCTCTTCGGTCTTCTCTTCTGAGAAACCTAACAAGGTTCTGATTTCTTTGATTACTTCTTTTGAATTCATTTTATATATAATTAGTGGTTTATTTTTTTTGGCTCAATTTTTACCGTCCCATTGCTCCAACACTCTCTTTAGTTTTTTCATCATAGCGTTTGCAATCTTGTCTTCTACGGTCTCTTCAAAGTCAAAGAATCCCTCTACTGAGAAACCTTTAAACTCTCCCTCTTTTACTCTCTGCCATATAGACTCATCATTTACGATGTAAGACAAAAACCATGATCCATCTGCTACTTCTTCGTAACCTTTTGGAGGCATAATGCCACGCTCTCTGTCAACTATGAATGATTCTAATAAAGAAAGTCCGTTAATGGCTTTGTCGTGATGAATGTTTACTGCATCGTACTTATCACCTCTTGCCCATTTCTTAGCAATTTCAAATATCGTTTCTTTGTCAAATACAACGTAGTATTCACCCCTTACATCATCGTATCTGTAAATAGGTAAATCAGCAATCATTGCAGCACCTGATATTATACGCTTCTCTTCGTTCTGAATCTCAAAACGTGCTTTTCTTGCCTTGCTTAATTCTAACTCTTCTAACTTGCGTTCAGTCCATCTCAACATCTCTTCACCACCCCACAACAAATAAGAAATAGTACCACACGCTTTTGTGTCTGATGGGTTGTAATATTCTTTAGCTCTTGACAAATAGGAATAAGTGCGTTTAATCGTTTCAATAGAGAGATTCTCATTCGCAACTAACTGCCTTGCTCTGTTCTTGCCTACCAAAGTTGCACACTCATTTCCGATAGCCTCGTTTAGATTGATGCCTCTCTGTGCGTTCTGTGATGCTGCTTTAGGATAGTCGTTGAAGAACTCTTGTTTATTGAAGTATTGAAAGTCTTTTTCTATTGCAGGGTTGGTCACAAGTGACACGAATTCAACACCTGTTTCATCCTCAGGATTGATTACTAATTTGTAAACTGGCAAATCCATTCTATTATAATTATTGATTGTTTAAAATTGGCTTTGTTTTACCCACCTAACACGCTTACATTCTGATTATTTGCTACTCTTCGTTGTGTTCTTGTGATGTCACCTTCTAACACAAATACTCTTCGTTCTTGTGTCAAAATATCTTGACCTTGTGGAAGTCGTGTAGTAGGTGCAGTAAATGTCTGAGCAGTTGAAACCGAACCAACTGATGGCGATGGTGTTGAATTAGGGTTAAATTGTTGTCTTGAAATTGTCGCTATTTTAGCAATACCAAACGCTGCTGCAGTTGCTGCTTGTACAAAAGGATAAGCAGGGAACGCTGTTGTTATTGGAGAAGCCGATGCACTTTTAAAAGCCTCTAAAGTAGCCTCAACTGTTGCAATAGTTGCAGTAGTTAAAGATAATGCTTTTCTAACTTGAAATGCTTTACGTTGACTTGCTTCAGATTCGTTAGCAAAAGCGGTTGTAAGTTCTGAAATTGCAGCAAAAGTGTTTATAAAAGTATTTACGAAGTCGACACCAAAAGCACTAACACCTAATTTAAGCCTTTCGATGTTGCTTAACTGATTGTCTGTTGTTTGCTCAATAACTACGTTTGTTGCTGCTATGTTTGCAGCTGCTTGTGCTTGTAATGCTCCTGTAGTATCTTGTAATTGTTTGCCTTGAAAAGTTCTTAATTCTTGTGCTGATTTTTCTCTTTGTTGTCTACTCCAATTATCAAAATCTATTTTTGCCTTTTGCTCGTCTGTTAAACCTTGTTTTGCAACTTGTGTACTTGTCTTTACTTCTTGTTTTTTAAGTTCTTCTAAACGCTTAGTTAATTTTAATTGTTGGTTTAGTAATCTTTCGTTTTCAAGGGCTTGTGCTTTTTCTCTTTTATCTCTTCTTTCAAATTCATCTTTATCAATTTCTCCATTTAATATTCTTTGTCCTCTAAAAAACTCTGCATTAAACTCTTGTTGTCTTTTTAATTCTTGCTGACCTGCTTTTAATCGTGCCTGAGTTGATTTTAAATTTTCTTCAACCACTGCTCTTTCACCCTCTAATAAAAGTTTACGTTCTTGCTTTAATTTACGAATTTCTTCATTGTATGCCTGTTGTTCTTTGGTAGCTAAATTTGTTTTTTCAGCTACGCTATCAAAAGCATTTGCAAGATTATAAACTAAATCAATTACCAAGCCTATACCAAGGGTTAAAAAGGCTTTTTGAATAAGAGACAATGATACAAACCAAGTTTTTGTAGCTTGTGCAATATTTAAAATAGCAGGAGCAAACTCTTTTAAATCTTTAAGACCTTGTGAAAATATCATTGCCGCTTGTACACGAACAAGAATCTTTTCTAAATCTTCGGAAGTTGTACCAAATATAGCCATAGCACCTGCAGCAATCTCAAAACCTGCTGCTACTCCTTGAATAGCACCAAATAGTTTTTGAGTGTTGCCTCTGTTGGCATCTACTGCCTGGTCTAACTGCTCAAGTTGTTGCTTGTACTGACCTGCAGTCTTTATTGCCTCTTGAGTCCGTTTGTCGTTTATTCCGAATTGAAGAGCTAAAGCCTCTGCTTCTCTTTGGGTTTTCGCAAACGCATCTCCCAAATCTTCGTAAACTGTTGCTGCCTGTTGAACGGTTTGTATGCCGTTAACATCTACGTCTATTTTTACTGCGGTTTCTATTGTCATTTTTTAATCTGTTATTACCCAATATTGAGTGCCGTCTGATACTACTTGATGAAAGCTATTTTTTGCGTTTTGTGTGTGTGTGGTTGTGTCATCTATTAATATAGATCCATCTCCTGCTCTTATGCTTACACTGTGACTGCTTTGAGTCTTTTTGATGGTGTACATTTTTCCGCTATTTGCTGCCGTTGGTGTTGGAAGAGTTACCGTTATATTCCCAGCAGAAGTGTTGCACAGTATTAACCAATCTTCAGAAGTCGCTAAGTACGGACTCATTGAGTGTACAATGGTGACAACTTTACCTCCTGACATCCAACTTCCTAAGCATGGATAGTTTTCAATGTAGAGTCTTTCTGTATAAGGTACGTTATAGTTGTCACATCTTATAGCAGTCACGTTTTCGTAGTTGTCAGGGATAACAACACGCTCTGAACTTGTAACCACATTGTGACTACCGCCTATTGCGTTAAGGTTTCCTACTACTACGTTTTCTCCTCCTCTTCCTGTGTTATTTCCGACGTATACTCCGCGAGTTGAAGAGCCTGTGCTATTGGTTTTATTGCCAAATGGAATAAGTTCTGCTCCGCCCCCTGTATCTACTACATCTGAGAAGCCTAACTGCTTTTTAGTGCGTGAAAAAGGTGGGTAGTATTTAGCCAGTAAAAACTCGCATTCGTAAACGTCATCAATCAAAGGGTTGTAATCAGTAACCGTTTGTAATCTCCAATATTGCCCTTCAAAGAAATAAAGGTTTGACATCTTCATTGTCTGCCAATCCTTCGGAGTGATTCTGAAATACCCTTTAAATATCTTTGAATCTCTGTCTGCTATTTCTGTGAGTGTTTTGTAGTAGTATAAATTTACAAGATTCTGATTTGTGTACTCAATTCCCAACTTCGTGTCGACATAAATAGGCATTCCGAAATTCAAATCGAAATTCATGTCTGCCGTATCATCGATGTGAAGCGTTAACGGATAGACATTTTTGATATCAGAAATAGTTTTTCCGCCTGAGTTGTACAAATAGTAGAACGGACAAGTTACCGCACCGTAATAGTAAAGTATTCTAAGTTCACCTATTTGACCATCGGGCGTAGTACACATCGAATAGAACCTACGAGTTCCAAAGTCCTCGGTCATCATAGTGGGGACGAATGAAACATCTATCTTTTTTTCTTGCTTTACAAAATCGTTGTCTATTCTGTAGGTACGTTCTCCGTAAACCTGAGCCGTCTGAGTTTTATACATTTCGTTCTCTTCGTCCTTGCCTTCTTTGTAAGTAAACTTGTAAGGGTTGCCTTGCAAATCTCCGTAGGGTACAATCTCATAAGGCTGTGAATAATCTAACTTTTGTGAATAGTCAACTGAACCAGCATAGAAGTCATCACGAGGAACAATTCGCAAAGTCTTTGAATCAAGTGTTGGCTCAATGTAAAGGTTAAACATCTTGATGAAATTCGTCAAGATTTCAGTTTGCGTGTAATCACCTACAAAAAACGAAGCGAAATCTACAGGGTTATCGTAAAAAAAACCTGATGCCGTGCTTAAGACATACCAATATGATTCAGGGTTTACATTAATCTGATATGCTGTTCTTGTTATCAGGTTATTGTCTTGAGCCAAAGAATCATAAAACTTTAATTCTACTTCATCACCTTGTATTAAAGGAACTATTGCCGAAGATGATTGCTCAAAAACTGCTTGATTAGATTGTATAGTAGTTTTTAATTCAATCTGATTCTTCATTACCCCATTGACCATAATTGCAAAAATTGTAAACGCTGGTCTATTATTGGTAGCAGTAAAGTTAAAGTTTCCGTCTAAGTATATACCGAACTCATAATTTGCTGATACAGGAGCGGTGTATTTGTAGCTTGTAGTATTATAGTTTCCACCGTTGTCAAAGTTGCCTCCCGTTGAGTCATTTGATGCAGGAAATATGTCACCAACATTTCCATAACCTGCAGTATTTAAAGTAGTAGCACCTGTAACCTGAGCACGGAACATTCTTTCCTCTACATCTGCATCGTTTACATTAAATCCGTAGTTGGTGTAAGGTATAATTAGGTTCTTAAAACGTGTGCTATTAAAAAAGGAATCTCCTGTATATCTATAGCCTTGATTTTCAAATATCTTGTCTACTACGGTCTTTGCATACAGACATGGCGTATGGTCAGCAACAGACCACTCGTTAGAATTGTACCCTTTGGTTTCCCTTTTTGGAAACATCTGAGCATAAACATAGCCTTTCCCTTTTTCAAAGGTTACTCCTGTACCGTCTACGATTATCTCTGTGTCCCAAGAATTGATGACGTTGGTTCTGTTTAAAACGTGATTATACTCAGAGAAATCAAGGTCAGATAGTTTAAGGTCTTTGATATTGGTAAATAGGTCAGCAGTCTCTCCGTGAACCGTGCAGACATACTCAATGTCATTCGTGCCTTTTACAGTAACCTCAGTCAATCTTAGAAATCCTCTGAGTTGCTCCATGCCGTTTGCAATTATTGTGCATTGAGCCTTTTTGTTTACCTTAAAATCGGATATCTGCTGAATGTTTCCTCCGATTGTAGACTTGCCAACCTCAAAGAAAGCGTTAAAGAACTTGTTATTTACTTTCGTACCGGGAAGAGTAAAACTTTTTGACCAATCACTTGTTCTTTTCTCAGGCTCTCTTATGTCAGCTATTTGGCGAGTGATTAATATCTGTAAGTCACCGCCTACCTCTAACTGTAGACCTTCCGCTATTATTTCTATCATCTGCGTTGTGATTTGTCCATTGCACTTACTTCAACTTCTAAGGTCAAGTTAAACACCTTGTCGTTAACGTGGTATTTCCTTTCGTACTCACTTGTCCTGATATTGACCGCTTTAAGTGTGCCGTCATACATCCAAACGTAAGGACTTCCTATTAACTCTTTTAACCAGTCAGCTTCAGACTCTGTAATAAAATTAGAGTTTAAAGTAAATCGAGTAATTTCGTCTGTGTAGTAGTCCGTTTTCCAATGACTTTCAGCATCGTAAGTGTAGGTAATAGCCGTATTGTCTAAGGTGTATGGATTTCGATTGTAAGACTTTCTATTGTAGTTTACACTCTGTCGTCTAAGCATATCAAATCGGAATGATTCAACGCCACCCAAACGATTTAAAAAGTATAAATCTACGTTATCGTACTTTGAGCATCGGTCATCAATAGTAATTGTGTACGGACTTCCTACGGTAGTTCCTGCGGAATTCTTCGGAGTTATAGTGTAAGACTTTGTGCCAATCGGTATGCCGCCTGGTATATTTGAACCGATAGGGAAACGAGTGATGTCCTGAGCCGTGCCGTTAATTGTTGTAGAACCACTTGGAGAAAAAACAACATCCAAACGGTTAAGTACACCAGCGTGAAGAGCATAGAGCCAATCTTTTTGATCAATGTGAATTCTTTTATTTAAGTTATGCGTTAAGAAGTTTGCAGTTGAGCCTGTCGCCATTCGATAGTCAGACTCAGCGTAGTTCATTAACTCTTCAGGGCTTAATGCAGCGTTCCAAACCTTTCTCACAGATTCATTAGTTACCCCTGTAGATAGAACAATCGGAGACGTTGCCCCTGTGCTATACTCGTAGCCGAATTTAGACTGATATGCAAATACTGAATTTATGCAGCCACTTGCTGCACTATCGTTGTAGTCCCAATCGTAGCTAACATAGTTTTCAAGGACACGACCAATGTTAAAAACGCCCTTGTTATTACTATTGTAGTAAATAGGTGCTTTGAGCATTGTAATTGAAAACGGAACGCCTCCACCGTAGTCCTGAATCACGCAGTTGAATCTGAAATTGAACTGAGAATATGTACCTGAGGCAGATTCTGAAACTACATAAATGTTGTCGTTATATGCAGGAAGAAAACTTGTGCCTGATGTTGGTTGGTGCTTGAAACTTAAAGCCATCTATACATAAATAATTTTTACGTTAAAGTGTCCCAAATCAAAGCAATTCGTTTAAACAAGCACATACATAAGATTCAAAACCCTGTTGTGCTGCCTTTTCTAATCTCTTCTGTTGTTGTCTTTTTACCGTTATATGGAACGAAAGAGTATTCAAAAACTCCTTTAATGACAAGTTAAGAATGATATCCCATTCATTACGTTTGCCTCCTGCTAATCGGTCAATGAGTCCAAGCCATCCGAAAGCATCTCCTTCATCTTCGCTTCCTTCTCCTTCAAATAAGTTAGGGTAGCCTCTAATAACTTCGGATAAAGTTGAGAAAAAAAAACCGCGTAATTGTAGAAGTTTACCAACGGTAAATCTGCAAAGTCTTTGACCTTCTCTTCGTAGTCATCTTCCTTCCTTTGCCCCAAGATATTTATTCGATATGACAAACACGCTATTATCTCAGGCAGCACTTCAATAGTGTCTTTCTTCATTAACTCCTGAAGTTCTATGAAATGGTGAGCCTTCATTTCCTTTGCAGTTTTAACAAGTCTGTATCTCTTGCCTTTGTGCTTAAAGGTAAATTTTAATTTACTTTTTGGTATCTCTTGAAGAAATGTCAAGTCTATTGACTTTAATTTGTCAAGTGTCCATTGCTCTACTTCTTCGTAGGGCGTTTCTGTCAAAATAGATACAACCCATGCCGTTCTTTCAATAGGGTTGCAGTTCTTGTCTATCTCGTTAATTTCTTGTAGTTTTTTGATTGTTATGTTGTTCCAATTAAGCATAAAAAAATAATCCTTTCTTGTTGTGTTGTTTGCAGTCCCACGCCAACGCCAACGACATAACACAGTCATCGTGCAGTCCTTGTGGTGCAGTGTATTTTACTCCTGTTCGGGAATATTCAAATTCAAAGTTACGCATTTCATCGGCAATGTTCCCGTCAGGGAATCCTATTTGTCTCTGTTGTACTGCCATTACCAAGCCTTCGATAAGTTGTTGTTTGCTCTGTGATGTAAATTTAAAGCCTACTACTCTTGGGTGCTTACGTTGTAGCTGCTCAACGATTGGATCTCCAACACCAGTAGAGTCTAAATAGGTCGGAGTGTTTCCTATTAAGTTAGAAATCTTTGTCATTGTCTGTGACCAATCCATTTGAAAGCGTTCAAAATGACATACGTTCCCTTGTTCGTTAAGTCCTATTATAACCGTCCAATCCGTATATTTTGCTAAGTCAATGCCGTATGCCGTAACTATACCCGATTGGGTAGGAATTATACAGTTTTCGATGTTATCGTACCCGAAAGGGTTTGAATTGTCATCAGCAGGTTCTGCAAGGTACAACTCTTTGAAAACGTAGTCGGGTAGGTCACGCTTTGCCTGTTCTATTTCTTCAACGTCTAAGATGCCTTCTTTCGCTGCATCGTAAGCGGTAATTTTAAAGTATTCAAGATTAGGTTCGCCTCCTTTTGCTTTCTCGCCTAACTTGTAAAACCAATTCTTTTTCCCTTTGACGTTACCGATTAGTTTACACTTACCTTTGGTTGCAGTCAACGTAGAACGCAAAGCGAACCAGGATTCCTCTCTTGCTCTACTTGCCTCGTCAAATACCGCAGCAAATACGTCATCACCGTAAAGGTTATCAGGTTTCTCTGCTGATTTAAACTCTATGCGTGAGCCTATCGGAGTAGTCAAGACAAGTTTAGATTCATTGCTCTGGAAGAAGTCACGAGAGTTGACCTGTGCTTTCATTCTCCTGAATGCAATCTCTGCTTGTTGGTACACTGGAGCAACCCACCAAACAGCTTGGTTTTCTTTTAATGCCAAACTCTGTTCAAACAACCATATAATATGAGATGCAGTTTTACCTGTCTTAGTCGAAGCTGCCGTAATCGTGTAACGTGCAGGACTATCTAAGATGGCTTTCTGATAACTCGTTAAAAATGGTCGCTTGTAGTTTATTTGCATACTTTCTGTAACAAATCTATTCTCTTTTTGTTAATCTCTTGGATGTTGTGATGCTCGTTGCAGTATTTGTAGTTTATCAATCCTACCTCATGACTTTTTCCGCTTTCTATCAGTTGCGTTAACGGTGTAGTCCAATCGTTATTCTGAACAAAGAAAACTCCTAAGTTACTTTTGTGGTTGGTGTATGGTTCTACACTTGAAACTAAAATAGGTCGCTTGTAAGCAGCAGCCTCAACGATCTTCAACTCTGACTTGTACCGGTTAAATGTCTGAGCCGTCAAAGGTGCTAAACAAATGTCTATCTCTGAATAAATCTCAGCGTATTTGTCAGGTGTTGTACCTACTATAGTTTCAAACCATGTCGGTCTGTTCTTTTGGCTTTCTCCTGTGACTGCTTTCTCCATCTCTGCCCACATTCTACTATTCTCGTGGTGTCCACCCATTATAAAACGATAGCCGTAGTTTTCGCAAATTGGTCTAATTTGACCACTTAACAACTTTATGTCCTCAACGTGACTTATTCCACCTACCCAACCAATCGTTGGTGTATGGTCTTTATTTACGTTCCATTGAGCCTGTGTAAAGTCTACTGCGTTTTCAGCTATAGTAATATTATTGCCTTTGTAAAACTCCTTTATTTTTTCAGCAAGTTGTGGAGTCGTTACTTGTACGCCATCAGCATATGTCAAAGCGTTCTTAACTCCATCTTTAATGTAGGCACGATAAAACTTGTACGCTGGGTTGTACTTTGGTAGTACCCAATAGTCATCAAGATCAACGATGTAAGGCACTTTGTATTTTGCAAGTAGCGGAAGTATGTTGTACTGATAGCGTCCTAACCAACGGTTAAATATAACGCAATCGTATTGCTGATAGTCCAAGTTTACCCACTCTTGATGGTTCAAGCTGACATCAACAGTAATGTCGTGATCTTGTTGTAAACGAAGATAAGGCGTATACAATCTGTGGAAAGATACGCCGTTCGCTCCGTCAAGTAGACAAATGATTCTCATTAAAAGGGTGCTTTTGGCTTTGGCACGGCAACAGAGTGAGTTGCTTTGCTCTTCTCGTTCTGTGCTTTTAGTTTTTGTACACGCAAACGTACATCACCGTATTTGTTTACTTCTAACTTGCCGCTTTTAATTGCTTCGTTTAGTTTCTCGATGTTGATGCTGACGTTCATCCCGTACTGGTCTTCCCATCCGTTACCTAAGTAAGTTGTTTCCATTTCGTTTAAAATATTCGTTTATAATTGTATCAAGTGCTATTCCTATCTGTGTTGGGTTAGGCATTTCTATGTCTTCGCCTCGTCTCCAATCGTTGTAGTAGATCAGAAGAATGATTGCTTCTTTTTCGGTCATACCTTTTTTTTATTAACCTGGTCAAAGAAATCTAATTCATCATTAAGACGTTTTAAAAAGTTTTCTTCACCATCATCTCCTGACAATAACCAATCTATTCGATGGGCGTATATCTGTGCTTCTCGTAGAATGTTAACCGCTTGTTTAAATCTCTTTATTACTACTCTTGGGTATTTGTGATGATTTTTGTCTTCAGGGTTTCTCTCAAGCCATTCTTCATCTATCCAAGATTGCTCTTTAAGTTCTTCTTTAGTTTTTGGTTTTCCGTTCTTTTCAATAAGTTGTTCTATTTTGTCGGCAATATATCCAATCTTATATTGGTCGTAATCAAATTGTCCTCCGCTCATATTAATCCAAGTTTAATGTTACGTTTATTACTTTTGCTTCTACCGTAGCCTCTACTGATTCTTTTGGTTTGCCGTATACTCTTGATAGCAAAGTGTCCATTGAATAAAGTGAGCCTTTCTCGTAGCTCTTTATGATAGCCTTTGCAACGGTCTTTTCAAGCATGGTCGCTTCGTCGTTTTTAAGCACGTCTTTGATTTGCTTTTCGTCCATTGACATGATGACCTGAATAGAATCGTTTACCTGAGAAAGTGAGTAGCCGTTCTCTTTCATTAAGGTAGTAAACTTTTTAGGTCTGCCGTTAGGGTTGTTTGTCTCTCCTTTTTCGGGTACTTTTAAAGTCCCTCCATTTCTGCCTTGAATCTCTTTCATTACTTTGTACTTACTTTGTAATTACAGACTTATTCCCTTTTCAAAAAGCATCTGCCTTAGTTGTTCTCGTGTATCTTCGAGTAGGGCATATTCGTTTTCTTCAAGTTCGCTATACTTTATTTTCTGACGTAGAAACTCATCAAATTCGCATAGCACACAGAAGTAGTCAAATCCTTTGTTAGCGAAGTTATATTGTTCCTGGTCTTCAGGTAGTTCAAATTCTATTATTGCTTTCATTTTCTTTCGTTCATTTTAACTTGGTGTACTACTTTCAGCATTACTTTGTGTTCTTTCTTATCTCCTAATTCCATGTGACACTTTCTGCATAATGCTTGTAGGTTTTCTATTGTATCTTTTGTTTTGCTGCCGCCCATTCCTCTTGCTTCGATGTGATGAATATCATTAGCCGTTTGTCCGCACATCTCACAAGGTATCCAACTGCTTTGATCATAACCGAAATATTCTAAATATATTTTAGTGTGCTTTTTCATTTAAAAAAATATCAAAGAGTAAATCTGTTGGTACTTGTGACATCCCTTTGGTTTCAGAACACCAATAGTAAATGAAGTCGTGTTCATCGCAGCAAGTCCAATGATTCTCCGCAATCCACTCAGCGAATTTAATTTCAAACAACATAATGTACTATTAGTTCATTTTTTTCTTAAATAATAAACTCCACTTCGTAGGCTTTGACATCTCCAGCAGTAGAGTAAATCCGCATTGCTCAAATAAATGTACCCAATGTGATACAGGCTTGATGTTGATGTGTCCCCATTCTTTATCAAAATTAGAATAGTGAGGCGTGGATGAGAAATGAAAGTAGTTGCACTTTAGATTAGCTAAGAATGGTTTTAACTTGTCATCTTCAATATGCTCCATTACTTCTATGCAACTTACAAAGTCTGCCTTGATTTTCTTTGTTGTAAAATCGCAGATATGATATTCATCTGCTACGTTTCGCTCGTGGGCGTATTCATAGTGATGTTCATTCAGGTCGTAGTAAATAGTCTTAATGCCTTTCTTTTTCATTGCTAAACAATAAGCACCTACGCCACCGCCTAAGTCTGTGTGTGTTTTAATATCTAACAGAGTTGTGATTTCATTTACAACATCGTCATACATATTTACGAATGATGGGTTATCTAAATGGATGCCGTTTCGCATCTCGTAGTCAAAGCATTGCTGATTATTCCAAGTTCCTCCAAATGAGTTCATATTCTCTTAAAAGTTGTTTTGTTGTTTTTGTTTCTTTTCCATTGCTCCAATAACTAACACCTCTCACGATGTCGTATAATACATAGGAGTTGTGTGCTAAATACTCAGCAAATTTAACTTGTTCTTCTCTTTCTTTTTGGCTTTTGCTCATCATCTGCAATAGTAGCTGCTTGAATTTCTTGTTGTGCTTCTGCTCTTACAATTAACGAATAAAGTGACTCAACGAAACAATTAGAGCAAGTCGGCATTGGTCTTCCCATCTCTCTAAAGTAGATGTCTCTTACTTTAACTGAGTCCTCTGGTGCTAACCTCATAAAACCACTGTGCTTCCACTTAGTGAAGTGTGGTTGAATCTCACTGATAATGTAGTTTATTTCTTCTTGTGTCATAATGTATTGTAGTAGTCTTCGCCTTCAGTTGTAAATGTTATTGTGTCACCGTGTTCATCAGTCACACCCTGCTGATAGGCTTTTATTATTTGCTGCTTCTCCATTTCTTTGGCTTTATTAGTTGCCTCAAACATTAATTTGTTAAGTGTTATCCTATCGAAGTTACCTTCTGAATACTGCTCAAATAATTCATAGGCTTGATTAGAAAACCATTCTACTGCCGTTTGTTTCATAGATACTTATTTATAATCGTTGCACTTGCTGCTGCTAAAAATGCTAAGGGTATGCCCTCAATGGAATGAAACCAAAATAGGGTAATCCAAAACGATAGACACAACTCACATGATAAAGGTTTCTTGAATCTGTAGCCAAACTCACGAACCCAAATTATGCTCATCGATGCTATCCCCATAATTTGCAACAAGTCTTTCATTTATTTCTTTTTTAATCGTGTTTATTACTCTGAGTATTTCCTGTCTACTTATATCAGTCGCTCTGCTTATGCTCCTTGCCGATCGTGGTTTAATTTCAAGTTTAGTATCTCCTTCACAATACAATGTCCAAATCTTCTGCTCATACCACTCTTTAGAACTTACAATGTCATCAATAGTGCTATATAGTGCTTCTTTGTACATTGAGTCGTTTTCTTCTATGATTTCAATGCCTTCGGTATCATATAAGCCTAT